TGAGGAATTTTTGTTGAATTACGAGATTCCTTACACATTCAGAAGTTCGCCTTTGCCTGATTTTGTTTTGCATTTACCGAAAGGAGACACGCGCATAATGTGTAGAAGTTTCGAGTCATGGCAAAGAATAATCGGTATCAACGCGGCTTTTATATTAGCCGATGAAATAGATACAGTTGCAAAACCGATTTGTGATCGTGCCTTCCCAAAAATCCTTGGACGTCTTCGCGCAGGGAATGTTCGCCAGTTCGCGGCGGCGTCCACTCCTGAAGGTTATCGTTGGTTTTGGGAAACTTTCGGAAGTGATGAAGCAAAAGAAAAAGATGACAGAAAGTTAATAAGAATGAAAACAACAGACAATCCGCATTTGCCCGCAGATTTTATTGATAGAATGAAAATGAACTACGACCCAAATCTTCTCAAGGCGTACCTTGAAGGGCAGTTCATATCTTTAACAACTGGCGCTGTTTTTGATCGCTTCGATAGAGAAAAACATATAACAAAAGACATTCCAAACTATTCAGACGAAATTATTCGTTTGGGAATCGACTTCAATATTGGCAAGATGTCTTGCGTTTGCGCCGTGATTAGAGATAACAAATTATTTATTTTTGACGAGATACGCGCACATGACACCGACCAACTGGCAAAAGAAATTAAATCAAGATTTGTTCACAACAGACTTTACGGCTATCCTGATTCGTCAGGCGGAGCAAGATCAACAAATGCTTCTAAAACCGACATCCAAATTCTTGAAAGTTATGGAATATCCAATCAATCGGGGGCGTCTAATCCATCCATCAAAGACAGCGTTAATAATGTACAGCGTTTGCTTTGTAATGGTAAAGAAGAAATTAGTCTTTTTGTTCATCCGCGTTGTAAAAATGTCATCGAATCTTTGGAACTTCAAAGCTACACGGAAGCGGGCGAACCAGAAAAAACAGGATTAGATCATTTTTCTGATTGTGTCCGATACCTTTGTTGGCGTTGCTTCAATCCCTTACATTTGGGGGCAGGGCGCAGAACAGGGATTAGAATATATTAAAAAGTGTATTACTATTAAATTAAGCTAGGGATTAAGCCGTGTATTCTTCTTTCAACCATTACGACAGGACAAGATCAAGTAAAGCTGTTGAGGTGCAAGACCCTAGCAATGCCTATGTAAATATGGAACCAAACTGGATATTGATTGAAGATTTGATAAGCGGAACATATGGCATAAGAAAAAGACATCGAAAATACCTTCCTCAGATGCCGCGCGAACAAGATGAAAGCTACGATAATAGGCTTGCGACTTCAGTTCTTGCGCCTTTGTATGTAAGAATCGAAAGATTGCTTGCGGGTATGCTTACGCGCAAACCTGTTCGATTAAATGAGGTATCAGAACGGGTTACAGAAGATTTATTTAATGTTGATCTTCAAGGTAACGATCTTACAAGTTGGACATATGAGACGGCAAAAATAATGTTGCGTTATGGTCATGTTGGGGTTCTTGTTGATGCACCGACAGAAGGAACTGGCAGACCATATTGGATAACATACAGTCCGCGTGAGATTCTCGGTTGGCGGACAGAACTTGTAGATGGAAAGCAAAAATTAACGCAGTTGAGACTTTTAGAACGGGTCACAGAACCAGATGGCGAATATGGACAGAAAGAAGTTGAACAGGTGCGATTATTAACAGCAGGCGGTTTTGAAGTTCATAGAAAAGGCAGGCAAGGAAAATATGTCAAAGTTGATGAAGGTACAACATCCTTAGACTACATTCCATTTGCTATTGCATATTCAAACAAAGTTTCTTTCTTGGAATCACGCCCACCGATGCAAGATATTGCAGAATTAAATTTATTGCATTATCAAAAGAGTTCAGACTTTGATAATCAACTTAGAATTTCTTCTGTTCCAATGCTTTGTCTTTTTGGATTTCCGCAGGCGTCCGAAGAAGTAAGTGCGGGGCCATCTGAAGCGATGGCATTTCCTGAAGGTGGCAGGGCTGAATTTGTAGAGATCAAAGGCACATCATTCCAATATCAACGCGACAGAATAAAAAATATCGAAGATCAAATAAATACTTTGGCACTTGCCGCAATCCTTGGACAAAAACTTGTTGCAGAAACAGCCGCTTCGCAAGAGATACAAAGAAGCCAAGGCGATTCGACTTTAATGATTGTGGCGCAACAACTACAGGACATGATCGACAACTGTTTGGTATTTCATGCAAATTATTTAAATATTGCAGAAATTGGAAATGCTTTTGTCAATCGTGATTTCTTGGGTCAGAGATTAGCACCGCAAGAAATTCAGGCGATGCAAGGTTTATGGTCTTCTGGTGCTATATCTCAGGAAACATTATTAAAGCAATTGGCAGAAGGCGAGATTCTCGGCGATGATTTTGATGTCGAGATGGAAATCGAGTCAACACAAAATGGAGACATGATCGAAACAGATGAACCAACGCCTGAAGCTGAAGAAGGTGAACCAGTTGAAGACCCAGAAGATGAGGATTAATGACACAAACGCCGATTCGGGTTCCGTCTGATGTTTCCAAACTTGGGGCATCAATTCCTTATCCTGATTTAATACCAGAAGAATATTTTCGTAATAGCTTAGATTTAAATAGATTTTCAAATAAGATTTCCCGTGAAATCGTTGAATCTTACAATCGAATCATATTGCGGGCAGTAGATAAATTGGAAGCAATAGAACGCCTTCCAAGGGCGAACCAGCCCAAATATACAGCGGTACGTTTACGGGCTTTGTTGTTACAGACAAAAGCAAGCCTTAGAAAATGGGATGTCAAATCAACACGGGATATGGAACTTGTTTCCGATGCTGTTGCGAAATTACAAGGAGAATTTGCAACTGTTCGAATGGAAAAGGCATTGCCCGCAGGCATCAGGTCATCAATAAGAACTGTTGAGGTCACGCCCGCATTTGCAAAAGCTGTTGTGACAACTTCCGCATCAGAATTTAATTTAAATGTTTTATCTGATTCATTAAGTACCATCGCGGCGGGTTCTGGCGCAAAGTTTTCTTTGACAGCAAAAGAAGGCGCATTGATAAGGTTGCCGAATGGTCAATCAATAAAAAAATCGTTTCGTGGTATTACAAACAAAAGCGCTGAAAGGTTAGGGCAATCAATACGCGATGGATTATTGGCAGGCGATACAACCCAACAGATGCGAAGGCGTCTTGTCGGTAAGTTGAGATTTAATACTTTGGCAAAGACAGCAAAACAGCAACAGTTGGCAATGCGTGGCGCGTCAATGATGCTTGCAAACCCGCAGATTCAAACAATCGTCAGAACATCAATAAATCAAGTAAGCAATGTCGCGGCGCAACAAGTTTATAAAGCAAACCCAGATGCAACAAAAAAATATCGTTATCTTGCAACCTTGGACAGTAGAACCAGTTCACGTTGTCGTTTATTAGATCAACAGGTATTTGAATATGGAAAAGGGCCAGAACCGCCACAGCATTTCAATTGTCGTTCAAGAACAGTTGCCGAAATAGATTATGACAATTTAAGCCGTGTTTTTGGTCGTAAGATCGAAGCGCCCAGACGTAGAGGTTTCAGGCCATCAGAAAGCGGCCTAGTACCCGCAGGGCAATCATACGGAACTTGGCTTTCGGGTCAATCGCAAACAATAAAGGCAAAAGCACTTGGAGCGAAAAAAGTTCAATTCTTTGATAAATTGTCAAAAAAATATGGCGGCGATCAGGCGATCAGGAAATTTGTTGCCGCTGATGGTTCAGAGAAAACTTTGGCGCAGTTGCAGGCCGCATATGGTAGAAACGCAGAAAAAATTAAAATCGTTCCTGATGTTGTTCGGGAAAGAAAAGGCGCGGAACTTTCTTGGCAAAGATATTCAGACGGGTCGCTTGCAGAAAACGCGGAGCCGTCAAACCTTACAAGATGGACGCCAGAACGTCAGGAACTACATCGAAAAATTATTGAAGATGTTATTGCGGAGAATAATCCGAAGGCGCAAAAGAATCCGATCTTCTTTATGACAGGCGGCGGGTCGGCTTCTGGTAAATCAATCATGTTAAAGAAATCGCCATTGCCAAAAGGTACTGTTGTTATTGATGCTGATGAAATCAAAAAGCGCTTGCCTGAATT